CCAGTTTGGACTTTGTGACCATCTCCTGCCACAACTGCGCTCTGTTGTGCATCTTCAATGATGGAGTTTTCCCCGCCTACTGTAATGCTGTGTTTTGCTACTGAAGTGCCAGCACCCGAAGTTGCCAATCCTATTACATGATTAGCTCCCCCTACTGTGTTTGTGTATTTTGTATTTAGAGTGACGCTTGTTCCACCAAATGCTTCAGATTCGTGTCCTATTACTGCCTGACTCAGACCACCAAATGAAGAAGAATCATTACCACTTACATTGTTTGATCTTCCACCAAAAGTTCCTGTTCTGTTGCCCGTGGCTTGGTTTGCAGTCCCCCCAATAGACGCACTGCTGCTGCCTGTAGCAATGTTATCATTTACTGGATTTGTTGAGTGCAATGTTGCAATCCTGCCAACTTGAATATCGTTCAGAGTTGTTGCTCCGTTGCTTGTGACTGAATCAAGAGTAGCGTTGTCTGCACCATCTGCGCCATCGGCACCAGCAGCTCCATCGGCTCCATCGGCTCCATCGGCTCCATCGGCTCCATCGGCTCCATCGGCTCCATCGGCTCCAATCAAAGATGTGGGAGCGCCCCATGCTCCACCAGTTTTAGGACCATAAATTTCTGATGTGTCAGTTCTAATGAAAAAATCTCCATCAACGCCCTCTGTTGTCGGCACTACAGCATCACTAAGAACTGTTTTGCCATCAGCACCGTCCGCGCCGTCAGCACCGTCAGCACCATCAGCGCCAGCGGAACCACCAAGATCAAGTTGTGTTACTTTCTCTGGGTTGGTTGTTGGAGTTTCACCAATAGCTAATGTTTCGCCATCATTAACCCTATAAGAGGAGCCACCAAAATAAAACGTTTCCCCTTCTCCATATGAAGAGTTAATGTCGTGAGTTTCTAAATCTAGCCTCGTCTCTAGGTTGCTTATACGCGACTCAGCATCATTAGCGTTATTGTTTATAACGTTTCTTGCGTCCAGGTGTGTAGAACTTCCGTCTACTGCTGGTATAAATGTTTCTTGTGGCATTTTTTATTTTTGAGAGTTGTTCTTATATATATTATACACAAGAACTTTTATTTTTTGTTTCTGGTTGCTGTATCTTTATTAATTATCTTATAAAAAGTCAGACTCTAACCAAGCTCCGCCTCCTGGTTTGAGTATGTATGAATTGATATGCATTTAAAGTCTCCATTAATACATTACACAGTAATCTTATTGAGTTATTGGTTTAAATTAAGTTATCTCCCAATCTTCCCCTAGCCATGCTCCATCCATTGCATCTGGATAACTCGTCCATTCTAGTGGCGGTATCGCAAATCCCACACATATAAAATAATTACTAGCATTTTTCCACTCTTGGAAATAATCTGGATGAATATAAAGACGACTTGAAGTATTGGTAAAGCCCGAGTAATTGTTCGCACAACCACCAGGTGGAGAAGCTTTGATGTAAACATTTTTGAATGGCGCCGTATTCGCGCTTTTCCCTATACCATTTGAGATGTCATAGGCGCTAACATTGGGGCCGTGATAAAAATCTCCTCCATAATTAGCCACAGTAATCGCCGTGCCGAGTGTGGCGCTCATCTCAGTCACACTGTCTGGTATTTTTAATAATGGTTGATCCAAATTTGCATTACCACCCCCAAAGTTGGTTCCTATTTTACCTGCGAATGCACCGTCTTTTATTACTTTTAAACCCTCTTTAAGAATCAGTTTTTTAATCCAGACACCTGCGAAGGCATCAATTCCAATATATGTAACACGGCCAGGTATTTCGCAAACGTTATCAAATTCGTTCAAAAGTGCTACTCTGGAAGTAAAAGCATAAGTATTAATCTTAATTAATTTAGCAGGCCACACCAAGTCAGGCCATCCATCTTGTTTTTTAATTCGAAGATCATAGTTAACGCCTCCACCTTGAAAATATCCAGGGTTGGGAAGAAAGCTGAATGCACGATTTCCGATTTCTGTCAACCCGTTACCCAATACTAAATACCTTCCACTGTACGCCCATCCGTTAAGGGTCACGCACCAGTTATCTGGGACTTTATGGCTTGAACCTGTTATCTGAGCTGCTTCTCCCCCATTCCATGTATAAGTAAAACCATCTCCCTTTCTTGAAATGGAGAACTCTAACACCCCCCCAAATCCAATATTGTCCGTTATGGCATGAAAGTAATCCCTATCGTTATATCCAGCTGATCTTTGAATTTCTGTGTTTTGTTGGCCCTCAAGAGGTTTATTTACAGTCCAGTTGAATAATTCTGTGTCAGTTTTCGTTTCGCTTCCATTAGTAACACTTACAGTTACTACTACATTAAAGATTTGCGTATCTAAACTTGAATCTATTGTTCCTGATATTCTTCCGTCAGAAGCTCTTATGGTTATCCCAGAAGGTAATCCAGTTGCACTCCATGTATAGGTGTAGCTGGTTGTAGAGGCTGCTGTTATACTAGGTGTAATAGTTCTAGATGTTCCAGCATCATTAGTCTTATTAGTAATAGTATTTATTACTGGAGTTAACAAAGGTTCGCCCCCTGGTTTAAGAATGTATGAATTGATTTGCATTTAATTAAATTAAATTAAATTTATGTCCATGATACTAATATGTCACAATGAAGACCTTGACCACCATTTGTGACACTATTGTTTTGGTTTACATGAAAAGAAATTTCATCTCCAGCAATAAAGTTGACCCTTGCGTCTGTCCTCATTGTAAATGCAACACCATCTACCGTGCTTCTTGTTCCATTTAAGAGGTCACCTTTTGTGGCAACGATAGTTGAACCATTTTTTCTAATATCAATCCTTATAGGCAATGGATCTGTACTTTGAATGGCTACGTAGGTTCCAGCATGTGCAGCATGAACTGTTCCAGCGGCAGGAGCTATCCAAGAAACCTTTTTGCCTGTACCAGTGATGACATCTTCTTCATTATTCATTTTGGTTATAATCCAATTTTTAGATACAGATTCGATTTTATCATAAATGACGTTTTTACTTGCAGCTTCTGTGTTTCCATTCCAAGCTGACCCATAAGCAGTATTACTAACTACAGCGTCTTGACCGCTTGGTCCAGCAGGACCAGTATTTCCAGTATCACCTTTGTCACCCTTGGCTCCTGTGTCACCTTTAGGGCCAGTATTTCCAGGGTCTCCTTTTGCTCCTACAGGACCAGTATTTCCAGTGTCGCCTTTCGCCCCAGTAGGACCAGTATTTCCAGTATCACCTTTGTCACCTTTGGCACCAGTAGCTCCAGGAAGTCCTTGTTGACCTCTATCACCTTTAGGGCCTGTAAAACCAATATCGCCTTGCGGACCTGCATTTCCTTGAGGACCTCTTGGCCCAGGTATTCCTTGGTCTCCGTCATTTCCTTGTGGTCCTGCGATACCTCTTGGTCCAGGATTGCCTTGTGGACCTTCAGGACCAGGATCACCAGTAGAACCAGTAGCGCCTGTATTGCCTTGTGGTCCAGTATTACCAGTATCTCCTTTTGGTCCTGGATCTCCTTGGATACCTGGATCTCCTTGGATACCTTGATTTCCTTGGATACCTTGATTTCCTTGAGGACCTCGAGGACCTTGTAGGGAACCTCCGTCAACAAATGCTACGCCATCATAAATATTTAAACTGCCATCAGACTGCACTAAATAAGCGTCTCCAGCAACTGCAGAACCAGGTAAATCCCCAATTGTTGCTACTTCACCTTTAAATGTAATCCCTGTACCAGCTTGACCTTGAGACCCTTCGGGTCCTTGTGGGCCTTGGTCTCCAGTATCTCCTTTAACACCTTGAGGCCCTTGAGGACCTGTGGCTCCGTCAGAACCAGCGATTCCTGCTGGTCCTGGGTTTCCTTGCTGTCCAGTATCACCTTTATCACCTTTTGGTCCTTGGAGCCCTTGAATTCCATTGACACCATCAGAACCATCTTGCCCTGTAGCTCCTTGAGGCCCTCGAATTGCTCCTACATTAGACCAGTTTTCAGCACCGTCGCTAACGTAACCGTCTCCAGTGTCTGTCGTTACCCATAAATCTCCTTGATTAGCACCAGATGGTAAGCTTGCAAAATCAGCAACTGACCCCTGCAAAGAAACAGAAGTTCCATCTTCACCATCTTGCCCTGCAGGTCCTTGTGCTCCTGTAGGTCCAGTATTTCCAATAGGCCCTACTTCTCCAGTATCACCTTTATCACCTTTGGTGCCAGTGTTTCCAGTATTACCTTGTGGTCCTTGTGGTCCAGTATCTCCAGTATCTCCTTTTGCCCCCGCAGGTCCTACTGATCCATCATTGCCATTTGCACCAGCAACACCTTGCTCGCCTTGATCACCTTTGTCTCCAGTGTCTCCCTTTGGTCCAGTTGAGCCTGCAGCTCCGTCACTACCAGGGGCTCCAGTAGCTCCAACATCTCCTTGAAATCCTTGAATGCCTTGGGCTCCAGTCTCTCCTTTTTCACCTTGAGGGCCGCGAATCGGGCCAACATTAGACCAGTTGTCAGCTCCATCACTAAGCCATCCGTCTCCAGAGTCTAAAGCAACATAAAGATCTCCTATAAGAGCTCCAATTGGTAGGCTTGCAAAATCATTAACTGAACCTTGTAAAGAAATAGAAGTCCCATCCTCTCCTTTCTCTCCAGTAGCGCCTGTTAAACCATTAATACCAGCGGCACCTTGGGGACCAACATCTCCTTGAATTCCTTGAATACCCTGTTGGCCTTGAAGACCTTCTGGACCCCTAATTTGACCTACATCATCCCAGGAAGATCCGTTCCATATGTGACCATTGCCAGTATCCTGAGCGATAAACATATCACCTATAGCTCCAGTATAAGATGGATCTAAGGCTGAAGAATCAGATACAGAACCCACAATAATAACGCCTGTTCCATCAGAACCATTCTGTCCAGCTACACCTGGTATGCCTTGAGGACCTTCTGGGCCTTGTGCCCCATCTTGACCGTCTACTCCAGGCGCACCAGTACTTCCTATCGGACCCTGGTCACCAGTTGGACCAGGCTCACCTTGTAATCCGTCTAAACCATCGTTGCCTGCTGGGCCTTGGGGGCCTATTGGTCCTTGAGGTCCTTCTGCTCCGTCGAGGCCTACTGGCCCTTCAAGACCTTCTTTCCACTCAGCGCCATCGTAATATACGAGGGTTTGGGTGTCCATGTTGAAAACGACCTGACCAGGTTCCCCTGCTGGCAGATTGTTTGCTTGATATTTAAGTATTGGTGTTTGGTTAGTATGACTCATTTTAGATTATGTAAAAGTTTGATCCATCAGAAAAAATGCTTACGCTTTCGTTTTTAAAGGATAATGTGAATGTTTGTTGGCCATCGATTGTGCTGCCAACTGGTGCTGTTATAACAACGTTGTGGCTATCTCCTATTTTCTTATGTACAGATGTTCCAACGTGATCTGATGCCGACATTAGTTCAGATGTGATATCTGCACCAGCGGTTGTATCATTATATATTGTATGTGTGTTGCCAACAGGCTGTAAATGGGTAATTGTTGTTACAGTAGCGACATTATTAACTGAAGATCCATCTCCACCGAGTTGCGTTGTTGTAATATTACCCACAGCATCATTTGAATCAACGTAAATATCATCGCCATTACGCCTAAAGGCAATCATTTGACGGCCGAGCGTGTTTACTGCTTCAGAACCATTCGGGCTTCCACCATCTATCATAACTACAGCTGTATCCTTAATACTAAATGATACATTTCTTTGTGAGTCCATCCGAACCGCACCTGTTCTGCCAGTGTTGCCAGTATCCGCCCAATGTCCAATTTCTATAGTATTTGCTGTATTATTAATTACGTTTCTACCAAATACCGCAGAGCCATTTTGTTTAGCTTGGCAGTTATATCCATAAGCTAAAGATCCCACACCATCAGATAAAGTTGAGTGACCAAACGCACAAGATCCATAACCTCCTTGTGCTCTCGAAAAGGTACCTACTGCTGTAGAATGCGGTGAAGAAGCTTGGGTGTTTGAGCCTACAGCTGTTCCGTTATTATCTGTAGCTTGGCTCCCGACACCAATAGCAACTGCTTGATCCCCCTCTGCTTTTGTGTTCGTTCCAATTGCTATAGAATTAGTTCCTGAAGCTACTTGCGTAGCAAGTCCTCTACTACCTTGTATGGTTATGGAATTTGGACCTGTCTCAGTAGTGCTGTCTAATGCACCGATTTCTATAGAATCAGTGTTACCTGCATTGTATGCTAATGCTGATGCAACTCCATATGTATCTTCAGAAATCTCTAGTAGTGGGGTTCCTGTTTTTGATCCAGCTATTTTAAGACATTCAAGATACAATCTTCCTGATGTACCTATATTATATGCAATGTCAGCATCTATTTCGTTTAAGCTTAAGGTAACATTGCCTCCGTCAATTTGCAGAGCTTTCGAATTAACGATAGAACCAAGGCCAGTTTCTTGGTCTATGGTATTTATATTAAGCGAAACGCTATTGGTATTTGAAAATTGAGAACTTACACTTATTGCTGTTGAGTTGTTTTTGTAAAGCGATATATGATCAATACTTCCAAACAGTTCTGTATATAGTCCTGTCGATACAGCATTTATGCCCTTAGATGAAAAGCCTACAATTATTAATCCAACATCAACACAAAGCCTATTGAAATTACTACTACCCGAAACAAAGATGGCTGTATTGGCACTCTCTGTTCCGTCAGCAGTAGTATCCATAATACTACATTTGTAAAATTTTTCTCCCGTACCAGATACGGAGACTAAAGCGAAATTGCCAACATCAACACCTAAATCATGCCTATAAAACTCAGCTCCACAGTTTTCAATCATACCAAGGTTTCCAGAGAGAGTTGCGCTAGGTGCGTGTACCTTTATAAGGTCAGTTAAAACTATATTTTCTTGATAAATACCACCATCAAGAACCTCAATTTTAACAGGAGAACTTACAGTAGAAAGCGTATTTGTGACTGTTGCTGTTATCTGACCGTCTGCACTTTCATAAGTTCCATAAAATTCCAAAGGAAGCCCATCAGACTTTTCTAAGACTACGACCAATTGCTGGGGTGATTCCCAAGGCTCAACTGGCCCGAAACCATTATCTGCGCAGTAATCTGCTGGTTCTTGTGCAACTCCGTCGACATCCAACTCTATACTCAATGTGTAAATACCTGGCCCAGGTCCAAATTGAGGTGGCTGGACGAAGGCATTGTTGGAGGTTTTGTTTAGATCTTCGTCGCTGTATGATAAAGGCTGTTCAGGGATGGGATCTGACGCTACAAAGCTTCTTTGGGTACCCAAAACACCTATATCAACATAATTTTCAGAACAAAAACCCTCAGAAACCTGAGCGGGGTATCCAACTTCGTAAGTCCCACCGCCTTGAACGTTTACATTGTATTGAGAACCGATTGTAGATGTAGATAAAGTTTCAGCAGCTGTAATAGCGCTTCCTATAGTTAGTTTTGGTTTGTCAATCGAAAGACCATCATTAGCATCGTCACCATCCTTAGAAACATAAACTAAAGCAGAAGCATCTTCTAGCGTTATTTGACCACTTAAATCTTGCCAAGTTCCGTGACCATCAGCATCACAAGTTAAAACCTGATTAGCTGTTTGTGAACCGTCAGTAATAAGCCTTAGTCCATTAGTTGCGTGAACGTTAAATGTGTTGCTCTGCAAAGAAGTAAAAGGTGTACCCTCATTATCATTAAAAACAAACGACCTAGAGTGCTTTGCTTCTGCCCGTGTTCCACACACTACAGAATAATTTGCATTGCCATTGTCTGGGTTAATCTGATTTAAATATCCTCCTAACACACTACTGTATTGACCGACAAGGACCTTATTAAATCCTCCTCCTATAATAGTTGCATACTGCCCGTTAGCTCCTCCTCCAGCGCTAGAAATTTCATTGCTATCACCACCAGCAATTACCGACATGTTACCGCCAGCTATATCTGTGTTAGCTTGGCGTCTAAGTTGCAAATCAATAGCTTGACTTCCTCTAACAAGACCAGAAACAGTGTCGTTATAAGGTGTGTCTTCTTTGGCTATAAGAGCTGGGTTGGTGGCTACGGATGATTCTACTATGTCTGTTCCTCCACCATTAACTATACCCTCTAATTTATTATACAAGGCTTGTCTGGTAGCTGCTTGAGTAGTATCGCTAGACCAGGATTCTCCATAAGATGCATTATCAACAACCGCATCAGAACCATTATCTCCTGCTGGGCCTTGAGGACCCGTGGCTCCAGCATCTCCTTGAACACCTTGAGGCCCTTGAGGACCTGTGGCTCCGTCAGAACCAGCGATTCCTTGTGGTCCTTGAGGGCCTGCAGCCCCAGTATCTCCTTGAATACCGTCTGCCCCTTGAATACCTTGAATGCCTTGAATTCCATCAACACCCTGAATTCCTTGAGGGCCTTGAATTGAACCTCCGCTTACAAAAGCGGAACCGTCATAAATGTGAAAACTATCGTCGGCCTGAACTATGTAAGCATCTCCTTGTGTCGCACTTAAAGGCAGGTCACCAACTGTAGGAACATCTCCAAGAAATGTTACGCCAGTTCCCGCAGATCCCGCAGGACCCTCTTCCCCTTGTACTCCCTGTATTCCTTGTGGGCCAGTTATTCCTTGTTGGCCTTGAGGGCCGATAGGACCAGTAGATCCTGTTGGACCTACGGCTCCGTCAGCACCGTCAGCACCAGTGGGGCCAGTAGCTCCATCAGCACCGTCAGTACCGTCAACACCTGCTGGACCTATAGGGCCTTCTGGACCTTGTGGTCCTTGAGAACCTGTTAATCCAGTAGGGCCTTGAGCACCGTCGGCTCCAGTAGGACCAATTGGACCCTGTGGGCCAGTAGCTCCATCAGCACCATCATTGCCGTCAACGCCGTCACTACCAGCGGCACCATCATTGCCATTAATACCATCAGCGCCAGCGGGTCCAGTTACACCTTGTTCTCCAGCGGGACCAGTTGCACCAACCGCACCAGTATCACCCGCAGGGCCAGTGATGCCCTGTTCTCCTTGAATACCTTGAATGCCTTGTGGGCCTTCGGGACCAGTATCACCCGCTGGACCTTCAACACCCTGTATTCCCTGAATGCCTTGTGGACCTTCAGGACCAGTAGCACCTTCAGAACCGTCAACGCCGTTAACGCCAGCTTCACCTTGAACGCCTTGAACTCCTTGGGGACCCTGAATTCCTTGGGGTCCTTGGATAGAACCACCGCTTATAAAATTGACCCCATCATAAATGTGAAAACTATCGTCAGCTTGAACTATGTATGCATCTCCTTGTGTTGCCGTTAAAGGCAAATCACCAACTGTAGGAACATCTCCAAGAAATGTTACGCCAGTTCCTGCAGAACCCGCAGAACCCTGTTCTCCTTGGATTCCTTGAATCCCCCTAGGGCCAGTAGGACCAGTAGAGCCAGTAGCTCCGTCAATACCATCAGTACCAGCTACACCCTGTATACCCTGAATACCCTGGGGTCCATTAGCACCTGCTGGACCTGCTGGACCTTCAGGACCTTCAGGACCTTCAGGTCCTACTGTACCAGGGCCAGCGTCTTCGAGTGCTGAAATTCTTAACTCTGAATCTAAAAAATTAAGATTCATTGAGTCCAAAACATTCTCGTGGGTTGTTAACCCTTCTGTTATTTCTATAGGGTTTTGCGCCATTGTTCTGTCGGTTTTAAATTAAATTTATTGATTAGGTTATTATTATGTAAAGAGAAAGATTTTTTATGTTGTTAGGTGGTTTCTGAAACATAAAGAAGATATTCGGAGCCGTCATAATACCAGCTGATTGTTCCAACACCAGTTACTGGGGTGATAAAGTCAAACAAAGAAAGACTTCCACCTAAAACTACATGATTGCTTGTAATGCCAAAACCTCCTGGGCTTGCCTCTCTGATAATAATTATACCTGAGTCGCCAGCTGTGGCGTTTGAAATAACAATCTCGGTGTTTTCGGTTATTGTTATTTTGCTCGCTAAGATACTTGAAGAATCAAATGTAGCTACTCCATTAACAGATGTTACTGTGTTTTGGCTTTGTCTGGCCTCCATAGAAGCAAGCCTTTGCTCTGTTTCAACAAAATTACTATTGATTAGGCTTGTCGCGTCAGAGTGTGTTGTCTGGTTTGGTACTGGGTTAAAGGGTTGTAATGACATATTTAAAATTTATTTTGATGCTTTGAATTAATTACACGAAAATAACTTGTTTAACAAATACTTTTTGTATTTGATATTGCACTAAAAACCAATACGCCCTAAGGTGTGTCATTAGGACAGGAATCCCAAAAATCATTACTATTCCAAGAATCTGTTTCATTCCAATTATCCGAAATAATAAATGACTCGCTACTGACCCACAGATCTTCTTCATTCCAGGCACAAGTGCCAGTTATTTGGGTGCCTACTGGCCAAATACAAGTGTTGATCCATGTGTTAGAGTTGTACCACAAGCTAGAACAGCAAAAGGGTTCTTTCCACCTGCATTCTTCTTGCCATAATTTATCATCAGACCATGAAAAGCCACAACACCTTTTTGCAGATGAAATAAACCTTTTCCTAACGGAGTTACCAAATATATTTAGTAGTCTCATTATTAATCTGCATAGTAAACTATAGCTTCTCCAGAAATATGCAAGGTAGTCCAAGAGCCTACTATAACATCTCCTAAGACTATAGTTGCCCCTACAAAACCTTCAATGTTACCTACTGTCCCCGCTTCTATAGTAGTGTCATCGAGGGCGTGAATAGCCATAAATTTACCAGAAAGAGTTTGGTTGCCGACGACCCTTTTGCCGCCATAAGCTCCAAGGGTTTTTAAAAGACTTGATTGGGTAGATGTTGCCATGTAAATAGATACACAGAATATTAAAACACCTATAAAAAAAAGTAAAACTTATATCAATTGCTCTAAAACAACCTTACCCGAACAATCTCCGCTCTCAGAGCTTAAAAAACAATTAATAGCAAACACACCTTTTATAAACATAATTGATTTAACTTGTATCAAAAAGATTTCACCTTTAATATTTACTTCCAGTGTTAATACTGAGCCATTAAAGTCAAAGCCTCCCAAAAAGAACTCCTCATTCAACAACCGCTTTGTGGATGAGTTTGCCGCTACAATTTTAAAGTTATAATTTTGCATAATAGGGTAAAACTTTGTCTTTTGTTATCGTAGCTTGTATGTTTTGGTTGGTTTCAGACAACTCTATATACTTTATGTATCTTTTTATAAAGGTTATGTAACCTTTTATTTTGTTTGTTCTAGTTATTTTGCCTTTTATTGTGCTAACGTCGAAAAGCTTCATCAGCTTAATTGCAGATATAGTGAACAATGTCGATTTTTCTTTATGGGTTGTGTTCTTTATATTCTCAGAGGGGAATATGAAATCTATCATTAAGGCTTCGCCTTTGTCTTCTTCTTTTAAAAAAATGTAACACATTTTCTCTCCCTGTTTATTTTTCATTAACAAAGAGTGATCGCACTTCTTTAGTTTTTGTAAGAATATATTTGTAAACTTAATTCTTACGGATAGAGATTTGGATTCCATGCCGTCCTCTGGTATGGAATGGACACAATAAGAAAGAAAGTCTTGAAGGAATTCTTTACTGCTGTAGTCTAAATTGCTAATTTCGTAAGACTCTATCGAATTTATAATTGGCACCTCTTAATTTTTACCTTTTTCTGGCTCTACTAGTTTTCTTTTTATAGTTATGCCGTTTTTCATTTCGCAGAAGTAGACTTTTCCGTTTGTTCTTTTGGCGCAGTCTATAGCCCAATCGAGAGAACCATCAAGAGATGGGCTGTAACTCTGTTGATAATCTTCTTTATGGTTAAAAACTCTATAGATATATTCGTTCATTTTAATTTTGTATTCGGACTATTATAAACAAACAAAGCACAAAGTCAATAAAAAAGTTTAAAAAAAATATATATATCATATTATACATAAATAGTGTATTTTTTAGTATGGCGGAGGGTAGAGATAAAGCAGCAAGAGAGCTAATGAGCTTACAGCCAGGGTCTTTGTTGAGCCTCTATAGATTGTATCCTGATTACATATCAAAACCAAATTACTTTTTCGATGTACATGATGGTTCTGTTTTTGGTAGAGGCGTGGTTTGGCAGGGTCTGACATACCAACCCATGGGGATAGAAGCGGAAGGTTTCGAGACCAATGCTAACGGTAGGCTGAATAGGCCTAAAATGAGGATATCAAATAATGATTATTTTGTTACCAATATTGCCCAGAATAATAATGATTTAAAAAACGCCAAAGTAATAAGAAAGAGGGTTTTTGTAAAATTCTTAGATGATATAAATTTTGATGGAGGAAACCCTTTCGGAGAGGCAGATGCGTCTGCAGAATTATTTAACGAAGAATACCTTGTATCCCAGAAGATTCAAGAAAATAAAAATTTTGTAGAATTAGAGTTAACAAGCCCTCTTGATTTAGACGAATTTGAAGTAAACAACAGGAGAATATTCGCTAGGTACTGTTACTGGAAGTATAGGGGAGAAGGGTGTGGTTACCAAGGCCCCCCAAAACAAAAAGCGGATGGAACTCCCTTTGTAGACACACAAGAAAATACATTGGGTGTCATAGGTGGTGGTGAGTTGGATTTTGAGTACGGAAATTATGAAGATCTGTATGACCCAATAAGAGCCTACTTAAAAGGAGAGATAGCATTTAAAGAGAACAATAGGGTAACTATCGCTGATCCAAATGGAATAGAGGACCCAAAGCCAATGTTAACTTATTATGTGGCAAGAGAGAACATAAGCGGTTTCGATCCAGAGAAAAATCCAAAGTTTTGGGAAAGGGACGGTTGCAATAAAAAAGTAAGCTCTTGCAAGCTTAGATTTTACGATCCTTATACGGAGGATTTATTTCTTCCATCAAAAAGGATAGACCACAGGCTTTATCAATTTACAGGACAAGCTAACACCGCTTTACAAGAGGGCGGCACAGATCAACCAAGGAGGCAGGCGGGACTCTTGCTGAGAAGACCTCTTGGCTCTGAAGATATTGATCCAGGATCATTACCTCCTGGACCTGGAGACTTATTTGTAATCCCGCCCAGGGATGTTTTAAGAAACTATTCCTTTGATAGTGATTCTGCTGATGATTTAGCATCGGCAATTAATGGAAGTCAAGACTTTACATTAATGCTGGTTTTAAAGATTCAGGAGCAGGGTGCTAATGATTATAAAAACGGTATATTACAAACCACTTGGAACTTATACGACGGTTTGAGATTATCTTTCGAGAGGTTTGATAATGATTCGAAATTAAGTATAGTTATGCATTACACAAGCAAAGATGTAAGCAATAACTACATAAACAGAAAAGACGTAATAACGTCTATTTACAATCTTGAAACAGAATCAGAAATACCATTATTTATAGAAAATGATGGTGGCGATTTGAAAGCTTACCTGCCAAACTTCCAATCAAATGGTTATGAGACTCCAGTTTTCTCAACCTCTTTAAATACACTTGGGCAGCAGTTGGTAATAGATTACCATGAACTGGGCCTTGGGATTCTTCCTGGACCAAGATTCTACGACCAATCAGATGGATTGGAGACAAGCCCGAGTTACAATTATAGGGCTTATAAGTACACTAACTTAGAAATAGAATCTCCTGCGACTCAGCCTTCAGACCCTTGGGCCGATTTTTATAGTAATTTTGAAGGCTTGTATAGTTCTACAATTACCACAAGAGGTTACGAAACAGACAGAGATTCAAACGGAAATTATGTAAGACCGTATATAGACGGCGTTGGTGATGGCTTGTTGGCCAAGCAGAATGAATACGCTGTATATTCAGGTGGGAATGGCGGGAATTCTTACATATATTTCAACAAAGACATTACTGGTTGGGTTTTTTCTATAGGTGATTACGGACTTGATGATAATGTAAACGATAAATATATCGTAAATTACACAGGACTGCACGATTTAGCTAATTTAGGAGACCCAAACAATTTGCTTTCTCCTGGTGATAATCACATAATGGAGTATGACACAAATCAGCCAGACAGGAGGGGCGCTTTTGTTTTTGATCCAACAAACAATTCTTTTTTTGTTGATGGTAGTGGTGTTAAAGGGGGTGTTTTCTCAACAAAAGATTACGGTAAAAGAGGAGCTCTTATTCCTTTTTCTGGAGGTTTAGAGAACCCTTATTCTGGAGTCCAAACCAAACGTTTTCCAGCTAGTTCTCACTTGTACAATGTAATACCGCAAGCTTATGGATGGGAAGAACCAAAAACTGTGTTTAGTAATACGGCTATATGGAGAAGAAAACTAACAGCAACAGAAAAGAAAGAAGTTTTATTTTTTGATCTAAAAGGCTCAATAAACACAAAGCCTATATCTATAATAACTAACGACTACCCAGACTTGTTGACAGACTTAGTTGGCTACTGGGACGCTGGAATATGTTATTCGCCAGAATTAAAATATGGTTCAGAATCTGTACCGCGCTATTGCTCTACCGATGATTGCCTAACGAATCCAGGTTGTGAATACAATGTAGACGTTCAAGGCGGTGGGACTTACAAAGTTGGATACTCCGCTCAGTTTTCTGAGGGTTTTTGTTCTGAGGGTTATGTTGATATAGACATTTTGGGTACCACTGAATGCTTTAAAGTTTTTAGTACCGACCCATCAGGCAATGTAGCACTTGAAGACGAGATTCCAGCAAACATAAATAACTTTTGCTTCCTCCAGCCACCTCAATTTGGACCTGGGCCAGGTATTTACACATTGAATATACAGTTGGATGTCGACGGAGTTGTACAACAACCAGCAGATTACTGCACAGATAATGGTGTTGAGCCTTGGGAATCACCCCAGGAACTGATCGTATCCTTAGAAAAGTCTGATGGGCTTCCCGTGAGCGTTTATGGAACTTATGAAAGTGCAGACGGTCAGATAACGGCAGAAATTTCTAATCAACAAGCACAAGCAGCCCTTTCTAGTAACTGCCCAGGCGACATAGGTGATTTATACCCAAATATAAATCCTCCTGTTGGATTCTATCTGTGCGGGTGGGATATAGAGTCAACAATTATATCCAACCCTCCAGAAAAGTTTGTATGTAACTCGTTTATAGCTGGACCCGAAGAAAACAACTACAAAATGTGGCATACTGATATGTTTTACGATATGTGCTTGAAAGATTCTACAAGCCTAAAAAATAAATTAATAAGCAAAACACAAGATAGCTATAGCCTTCCATTCGGAGGATTCCCTGGTACGGACCCATTTCAGTTCAGAACTAAACTTTAAGATGATAGACAAGAAAATAAAAAACGAAAAGGACTGTATAGATTATATCGTAGAGGTTTGCGAGAAAAACAAACACACTGAAATCTGTGGTTTTGTAGGTTATAATGGAGACTCAGTTGTTGTTAGACAGTGCGAAAACATAGCTGATGACAAAGTTAATCATTTTGCTATAAGCCCTGTTGATTATTTGTTGTTTCAGGAAGATAATGATTTTCTTTTTTTGTTTCATAGCCACATATCTGGAGACGAAAAACCATCTGAATTTGATGTTGTTATGTCTGAAAATTGCTGCTTGCCATTTTTTATATATTCATTAAATAATAAAAAAAGTAATATTTATATGCCAAAAAAACACGAAGTAGATGTATTAATGATAAACAGGTTTAAGGAGTACGTATGACTACAATTAGATTACATGGAATTTTAAAGCATGAGTTTGGCTCTTCCTTCAAAGCAAGGATAGCTAAACCCAGAGAGGCGTTCGCGGTTATAGAAGCAAACAGATCAAATTTTAAAAAAAGAATTATAGACCTACATAAAAAAGGTTTCAATTACGCCATCGTTGTAGACGGTAAGAGAATATCTGAAAAATCACAGCTTGAGCTGATTGGACATAACAAAGTTATAGATATAGTTCCTTTGATAACTGGATCTGGACCTTTGGCTCCTATACTTATTGCTGTTGCTGTTGCTGTTGTTATAGCTGTTGTAGCTTTAGCTATAGCTTTGCTGTTGGCACCCAAACCTCCAGAACCACCAGATATTAGTGTGACGGCTCGAGGTTTTGAACAATCTTTTATATTCGCAAATAAAGCAAACGTAGCTGCTCAGGGTATACCCGTTCCAGTGGGTTATGGTCGATTGAGGGTTGGTACTCAAGTTATACAGGCTTGCGTTAAAAGCTTTCCAAGAAACCAAGTGCCGAAAGATATAATAGCTGGCAGTTCTTATTCAGATTCTCCAGATTTTTCTTACTCAAAAGGAACTATACTATGAAGCACTTCGAATTCAAAAATACGTTTAGGGGAGCTGGTTTCGGAGGAGGAGACCCACCAAAACCAAAACCTGCATTTTTAGTGCCACCAGAGCTAGGGGCTTATTCGGTTTTGTCTTCATTTAGTTATTTAGAAGTCGTAGACTTGGTTTGCGATGGGCCAATCAAGGGTTTAGTAAACCAAAATGGTTATCCATTACCTCCTGAATATCTTTTGCAAGGCGTTTATTTAGACGGTATACCAGTAGAAGAAAGCCAAGAGAATTTCTTAGTTCCTTTCGACGAGTTAGTCGCGGGTGGGGAAAACGGACAAATAAACGAAAGTCAACAACCAGCACTAGTAAGCGGTGTAAAAGAAGTATTTGATTCTGTTGCGGCTTTAGTTGTAACCACAAACGATGGTGTCGTCGCAAGCCAGTCTTCATCAGCCGCACCTAGTTATTATCAGGTAGATGATTATGTTATCGGATCTCCTAGGTTATTGGC